CTAACAGGTCTTCAGGAGTTTTTAAAACGTCATAATTTTACCAGTTACACCAGAGGTCAAGTTACAGAAAGACTTAAAGAATTAAATAACGGTGATGATTCCACTAAAAACTATAGATTTAAAGACACTAATGACAGTTGGAAGTCGGTAAGGGTTTGGTATATACCAGAAATGGATAAGACTGAAGTAGAATTACCTACTATTACTTTTGAAGAAGATCAGGATATTCCGTTTTGATTGAAGAGAAAACAATTCTTGGCCCACCGGGAACAGGAAAACCCAAACCAACTCTAATCTTGTGCGCGATTGTATTAAGAATGGTATGGACCCTTTTAAGATTGCCTGTGTGTCGTTTACCAGAAAGGCAGCGCAAGAAAGCAGAGAGCGGGTATGCTTGGATTTAGGTCTCGAAGAAGATAGCCTTCCTTATTTTCAGACTCTTCACTCAATGGCTTTTAGAGCGGGGGGCTATAAGGTTGACGATGTTGTTACGGCTAAAGATTTTATTGAGATAGGGAAATCCGTAGGCTTGAGTTTTACGAACTCTAGTAAAACAGCTATAGAGAGTGACTTTGATATTATTGGGTACTCTAAAGGGGATGCCTATATGTCTATCTACCAGATATCCAGGAGTTTGCAAACTTCACTGGAGAACTGCTTTATAGAAGCAGAGGATTACAAACTTCACTGGACAGAGTTAACTAGACTTGTTGAGGCTTACGAAGACTATAAAAAAGCAAAGAAGAAAATAGATTTTACAGACATGATTGAGGGCTTTGTAAAGCGTGACGATCCTCCTAATTTAGATGCTCTGTTTGTTGATGAAGCACAAGACTTGTCTACCTTACAATGGTCCATGGTCAATGTATTAAGAAAGACGCCTAAGTTTCAGATATTCACGGGCGATGACGATCAAGCTATTATGAGATTCCAAGGGGCTGATGTAAAAGCCTTCTTAACTGCTACAAAAAAGAAGGAAGTACTAACACAGTCTTATAGATTACCTAAACGGATTTGGGATCAAGCTCAACGAATAGTTTCACAGATAGAAGACAGAGCGCCTAAGACGTGGTCACCCAAGGATGAGGAAGGTTCTGTTCATTATCATCAAAGCTTTTCAGACGTTCCGTTTGAGGAAGGTAACTGGTGCGTGTTGGCTAGAACAAATCACATAGCTAATTTTTATGCTCGTCAGCTTGAAGAAGAGGGATGGGTATATAGTCGTAAGGGCAAAACAAGTATACATCCACAGACATATGACGCGATTATGTCTTGGGAAGATTTGGTCAAAGGCAGAAGCATAACCGTGCCAGCTTTAAAAAACATGTATGGTTTTATGAGGTCAGGAGTTGACTTTATGAAAGGGTTTAGTACTCGATCAAAAGCTTTTACTTCTTTAAAATCGGATCAATTAATTAATCTTATGTACGCTCAAGAAAACCTTGGATTAATGTGGGGAGAAGATATAAGGTGGCACAAGTCTTTATCTAAGATAGATTTAGATACAAAAAACTATGTTCTTAATGCTCTCCGCAGAGGAGATAATGTTAAGCACCCACGAATAAAGGTTAGCACAATACATTCCATGAAAGGCGGAGAAAGCGATAACGTGTTAGTTATAACAGACTTGTCATATGCTTCTTATAAAGAGTACCTAAAAAACCCTTCGTCTGAGCACAGAGTATTTTACGTTGCTGTAACAAGAGCTAAAAAATCTTTACATATATTAGAACCTACAACACAGAGATACTACGAAATATGAAGAAGGATAATGTAAATCACCCGCCACATTATACTAACGGAGAGATTGAGTGTTTGGATGCGGTCAAGTCTGCATTAGGTCAAGAAGGATTTAACGCTTACTTAAAGGGACAAGTCATTAAGTATTTGTGGAGAATGGATCACAAAGGCAAGCAGACAGAAGACGCTGAAAAAGCGCAGTTCTATACTAATAAATTAGTTAAAGAATTAAAAGGAACATAGTATGCAAGAAGACCTATTTGATGAGACAACTTGGACTCCACCAGATTTATTACCAGATCTTTCAGGAGAAAAACTGATATCAATAGACGTTGAAACAAAAGATCCTAATTTGCTTAGTAAAGGTCCTGGATGGTCAAGGGACGATGGTCAGTTGATCGGGATCGCTGTAGCAGCGGAAGGATGGAATGCTTACTTGCCCATTGCCCATGAAGGCGGTGACAACATGTCTAAAAAAACGGTATGCCGTTGGATGCAAGATCAGCTTGATCACGGTATGGATGTCGTATTTCACAACGCACAATATGATCTAGGCTGGCTTCTTTCAGAAGATATACATATAAGGGGTCGAGTATTGGATACCATGATAGCGGCTCCTTTGCTTGATGAAAACAGATTTAGTTATTCGTTGAACGCTTTAGGCGCTACTTATTTAGGGGAGAAGAAGCAAGAGTACGACCTTAAAAGGGCTGCAGAACAGCATGGCGTGGACGCTAAAAAAGAAATGTGGAAACTACCAGCCTCAAGAGTTGCTACATATGCGGAAGCAGATGCAAGATTAACCTTACAGCTTTGGCACGTATTGATTGAAAAGTTATCTAAAGAAAATTGCGACAATATACTACAACTCGAGTTATCTCTTTTACCCATAATATTTGAGATGAAACGTAAAGGTGTACGGGTAAATTTAGAGAAAGCGGAATCAACCAAAAAGTTTCTTGAGAAGAAAGAAAAGGACTTACTTAAAAAGGTTCATGATGAATCTGGTGTTTGGTTAGAGCCGTGGAACGCCACGTCTTTGGCAAGTGTATTTGACGCTCTCAAACTTAAATACGAAAGAACAGCTAAGACTGAAGCTCCAAGTTTTACAAAGCACTTCTTACAAAACAACTCGCACCCGATAGCTAAGACTGTTTTGGAAATACGAGAATATAACAAGGCCAACACTACTTTTGTAGATACGATACTTAATCATCAGTATAAAGGCAGAATACATTGCCAGTTTAACCAATTGAGATCAGATGAGGGCGGTACGGTATCAGGACGTTTTTCCTCAAGCCATCCCAACTTACAACAAGTTCCAGCTAGGCATCCTGAGATAAAGAAAATGATACGGGGATTATTTATACCAGAGGAAGGGTGCAAGTGGGGAAGCTTTGATTATAGTGCTCAAGAACCTAGATGGCTTATGCACTACGCTTCCAAGACTCCGGCCACACGAGACAACGAAAAAGTAAAAGAAATAGTAAATCAGTACCAGAATACCGATTTAGATTTTCATCAGATGGTTGCTGATATTGCTGACGTGGATCGAACTACAGCCAAGGTAATTAACTTAGGTATTATGTATGGAATGGGCATTGGTAAGCTGGCCAACGTCATGGGTGGAATTGAGTTTTCTGAGGCTAAAGCAATACGTAACGATTACGATGAGAGGGTTCCTTTTATTAAAGAGATGGCATCTTCTGTTATGAAAGCAGCTTCTGAAAGACAAGAGATAAAAACTTTAGCGGGTAGAAAATGCAGATTCCCAATGCGTGAGTTGAAGGGATACAATAAAGGATCCAGTTCTCTTATTCATAAAGATAGATTAGATGAGCGGTGGGAAGATGTTTTAGCAACCCCTCTCGATGAAAGAGATCAAGGTTGGAAGAAGCTAGACCCCTCAAGATATCAAGTTGCTTTTACATATAAGTCTCTTAATAGATTGATCCAAGCATCCTCTGCGGATCAAACCAAGATGGCTATGAAGTTGTGCTTTGACCATGGTTACTTGCCCATGCTTACTGTTCATGACGAACTTTGTTTTTCAATAAAAAGTGAAGAGGACGTTCCAATAATAAAAGAGTTGATGGAAAACTGTGTTCCTGATTTATCTATACCTTCTGTCATAGATGTTGGTATGGGTAGTGATTGGGGCAATGCTAAATAGGTCTGCGTCCTATGCATAACCAGCAATAGTCTTTTAATGTTTATGTCTGTATAAAGTAGCTCTTACATATAGGAGTTATTAATGTTTTTAAAATTTATTGTAGATTTCTTTACTGCTTGGGCAGAAAATTCTTATGACGCTTGGGTTAAAGCAGGTAAGCCGGATTTATTCTAAGCTAGGTACAAACCTAACATCTCGAGTTGAGGTGTTTACATACGCTATTCTTACACCAAGTTTTTTTTGAAGAGGCGTCCTAACCCTATAAATCCTACTTGGTTTTTTTCGTCCCTTCATAATTCTTTGAGCATCATACTTTGCATCAATTAAATAAATTTGTTTTTCTTCGCCAATTGCTATTAAATCTACTGGTCCTTGCATACTTACTACTGGGGAAAATACAAAGTAACCCATACTCACCAAACATTGCGCGACAATTAATTCTGCTTCTGCGCCTTTAATTTGGTTTAAAATCATTACAAGTTTGCTATCTCACCTCTGTTAAAAACAATGACATTATTCTCACCCATAACTATCTTCATCACCATAATAAGTTCCTTCCGAAAACCCTCCTGAATCAGCATCAGTTGTCAGAGTCTGCCCAACTTTCGTAAGATTCTTGTGCGCTATTTTCACCAGAACTATT